CTTTAAAAGTACAGCTAACAGGCTGAATACCAGCGCATTAAAAGTATGGGCTACATACTTTGATAAGCAGGTAAATAGTGTATTTGCGCATGTAAATCACGCTAATGTAAAGAAAGCAGAGTCTATTGACAGTAGGTTTGCTGATATTATTAACTATGCAAAGCTTGGCTTAGCATTATTTAAAGAAGAAAGATAATGCCAATGTGTAAAGACGTGATGGTAACCTTGTTGTCATTAATAGAAAAAGAAATGAAAGGTAGAATAGAACATTCTTACTTTGAAGAAGAATCTGATAAATGGAGTAAGTTCCATGGTTATATCAGAGAAATACGTTTAACAATAAATAAAGGCGGAATAAAATGACAATAGAATCAATATTTATTATTATGAGTATGGCGTTATTCTTTGTGGCAATGATAACAGTACTTGACAATGCCAATAAGAAGTGATGCAAGAGGTAACTTAATAAAGAAATCTCAGTACAAAAAGAAAAAATACAAGTACAGATTTATATGTGGCGACGAACATATCGTTGGCACTACTGACGATCCACGTAGAACATTAGAGTCTATATGGAAAGTTTATTGGGACTGCAAAAAAGATATATGTGTAGACTTTGGTACGCGAAATAAAGTAAAAGAATTATGCGTAACACAAGATGAAGAAACAATATATACTTATTGCAATGAAGAAATAACTAAACACAAATTTAAACAATTATTAGATGAGCACTAGAAACTTAACAATGGTAATCGATAGAGATTACGCAAGCAACCACGAACTAGGTTTTGCACAAAACCCTGAGTTGCTAACAGAACATAGCTATGTTAATATGTACCTGCATCACGATGGTTATCCTGAGTGGCAAGGCGTACAACTAGCTAACTGGTTACTAGCTAACCAAACAATTACTGATGGCACTAGGCTTGCGGCTAAAATGGTACATGATATGTACTATGACAGTTGCTACCTATATGCATCACCAGAAGATATAGATCACAACTATACATACGTGATATGGACAGGTGATAACAAAGATATATGGGTGAGCTGCTATGATCAATACGCAACAGCGAATGTATTTGTACTTACTCCTGACAAGATACTTGCAAAGTATAGTAATCAGAAGTATAGCTACACAGACTTTGCTACACAAACCAGATCACAACAAGAAAAACAGTATGTTGCAAAAGATATACTACACCCATCAGGTTACGATTAAACAATATAAATACGATATATGAAAGATAATACTGATGAATTCGATTTAAGACTTGAAATATCCGACATGATGTGGGAAGTTGATAGACTAAGAGAGATAGAAGAATCTTATGTAGATTCAGAAGAATACGAAAAAGCAGGTCTTGTACTTGCTAAACAAAAACGATTAATACGATTACTTAAAAACAAAGAACAAAAACTAAAACAATATGACAAAACACTTTAAACCTATGCTCGCACACAAATTCGATAATAAGCGAGTTGACTGGTCCAAACCAGTATTTATACAACCTAAACTCGACGGCGTTCGCTGCGTGTTTACAAAAGACGGCGCGTTCTCACGTACCGGTAAAAAATTCATGAACTTACAACATTTATTTACACCAAAAATGTTCAGTATGTTCAAACAAAACCCTTGGCTTGTCCTTGACGGTGAGTTGTATAATCATGATCTAAGAGATGATTTTGAAAAAATCATATCATTAGTCAGAAAACAAAAACCAACAGACGACGACAGGAAAGAGGCACGCAAGCTCATACAATATCATGTGTACGACTACGCGTTTTGTAATCCAAATGAAAACAAAGTAGATTTAATAGAGTCTGATATGAATAGATACGGCAAACGTCATGATCAACTAACTCGCTCTAACATGTACGGTAAACATATTCGATATGTACCTGCAAGAGGTGTACACACACTTGATAAAGCCAAAGAAATACACAACAGTTTTCTAGAACAAGGCTATGAAGGCTCTATACTAAGACTAGACGGTGCATACAAAAATGGCAGGTCATATGATCTTATGAAGTTTAAAGACTTCAGCGATACCGAAGCTACAATTGTAAGTTGGGTTGAAGGCAAAGGCAAAAGACGTGGCACAATCGGTAAGTTCATTGCTGTTGACAGTGATGGCATTAAATTCGGTATGCCAGTCATGGACAAGTTTGTATATCTACAGAAAAACTTTAAAGCCATGCAAGACTGGGTTGGCAAGACTGCTACTTTCACATACTTTGAAAGAACTAAAGCAGGTAGTTACAGACATCCATTGTTCAAAGCAATACGTAACTACGAGTAATGAATATATTTTACTTAGATAAAGATCCTAAGCTTGCCGCTATATATCAATACAACAAGCATGTTGTTAAAATGATACTTGAGTCGGCTCAGATGTTATGTACAGCGCATCATTGTTATGGTAGCGCTGAACAAAAAGCTAATGTACCTTATAAACAAGCACATCTGAATCATCCATCAACAGTATGGGCTAGACAATCTAAGTCTACTTACATGTGGTTATATGACCACATGATGGCTCTTGGTACAGAGTATTATGTTAGATATGGTAAGACACATTTAACAATTACTAAATGCAAAGATTTTTTAGCCACACCACCTAAACATATTCAAGGTGATGAGTGGTCACAACCTCCACAGGCTATGCCTGATGAGTATAAACACAAAGATAGTATTATTGCTTATTGGCAATATTATATTAATGATAAATCTCATATTGCAGGTAAAACTGAAAATAAATATAGAGAAATACCAATTTATTAACTAAATAATTATTATATGTTAAAGTTATTAATTATATTTACAAGCCTATTGTCATGTGACAGTAGCAACTTAAATAATGAAAAGCAGAGACTTTATGTAACTGCTACAATATATCATGCTGTTGAAGCACAAACCGATAGTACACCAGATATTACAGCGTCAGGCTATAAAATTAATATAGATGACCCATTATCCGATAGGATAATAGCTGTAAGTTGGGATCTTGAGAACGAATACAAATTTAAGATGGGTGATAAAGTCCATGTTGAAGGCGCAGGACTTCTTGATGGTATATGGTTTGTAAGAGATCGTATGAATCCAAGGTTTAGAAAACGTATAGATTTTCTTGTACCACAAAGTATGAAAGGTGGTAAATGGGAAAAAGTTATCTTAACCCACGAAAAATCATTTTTTAAATGATTTAATATAGGGTGACAAAAGCCCTATATAGTATAATAATAACAGGCTAATGTCACACAGAAATTTAGAGTATTTACATCGTAAAAGAATAATATACAGAGGTTATCCTGATAACGACGAACCTACGCAGTCATATTGGTGGGGTAGTTATTATCAACAAGGTACTTATGAATGTTATGAGTTGTTTAGAAGTACAGCCAAGATTACTACGTTTAGATCTTTAAAGTGGCATTTGTCCGTGTTATGGTGGTTAAATCCTAACATTGATAGAAAAAAGTTTGAAAATTTATCACAATTTATCTGTGATAAGTCAAATGGATTTATTACCTTTACAATACCAAGTAAAACCCTTGATATTTTAATTAACAGTTTTGCTAAAACTAAGAAGCCTCCTAAGAATAAATTGAGGAAGATTATATTTAAGCCAAACCTAATAATTGATGTATCTAAAAAACTAAAAATAGTTGGGTCGTTAATTGGGCGGGGGAGAATATCAACAAATGATATTTATGAGTGGATGTTGAACATTAACAGCTTGGAACAAAAGATAACTATAGCTAAGCTAGCTAATTGTTTGAAATGTTCTTCAAGAACTATTCATAGACATATGACTGATGAATTAAAAAATGAAAAAGAACAATTAAACAATATGTTAGATGAGAAAGTATAACGTTGAGAACTATATCAGGTATAAAACCGATGTAGGAAACGTCTTAACAAAAGACTTATATGAAAGTGAGGACTTCAAGAGTATGACTCGTGATGATCTCATACACAAGTTTCTACCTTTAGTAGAAAATATAGCTAAAAAGTTTTCAACAGCGCAACCTGCATCAGGTGTATTAGATATATTAGATCTTATACAGTTTGGTAATATAGGTTTAATAAACGCTGTCGATAAGATTGTACATGAAAAACTAGATGAATCAAAGGATAAGAATAATACATTGAAATCATTTTTATCTAAACGTATCAAAGGAAACATAAGACGTTCTATTGATATAAATAAAGGTGGTTTACGTATACCAGAGCATAAGCTCGCAGAAATGAGGAATCAAACTGCTGATCAAAATGCTGTAAGTAAATTCTTTGACTCATTGTTTTTAAGTATCGAAGAGATATCTGAGAATAACAACCAGGTCTTTGAAATACCGGATAAACAACCCGAGTACAATGAGGAAATGTTTAGTATTTATTTAAAATCTTTATTACAAAGGTATTTAAATAGAAAAGAGTACGAAGTACTAAGATTAAGCTATGGCCTAGACTGTCCAAAACACAGCGCTAAAGAAATAGCATATAAATTACAGATTAAAGGCCAGAGTGCTTATGTAAGAGTTTCACAGCTTAAAAAACAAGCTGTTGAAAGATTAAAACAGAATGTAAAACATTCAGAAATTTTAGATTATATACCATGAATTTAAACCAAAAATTAAAAGACATACAGGTACATTTTAAAGCTAAGAAAACTAGGTTTAATAGCTTCGGTAAGTATTATTTCAGGTCTGCTGAAGATATACTTGAAGCTGTAAAGCCTCATTTAACTAAGCACAATGTAACTGTTATAGTTAATGAAGATCTTGTTATAGGCGAATTTGGTCCTATAATAAAGACTACTGCTACAATTACTGACGGCACTGATTCAATAAGTGCTGCCGCGGTTGTTGGTGTAGACCTTGCTCAAAAAGGTATGCAAGTGCCGCAGCAATTTGGCAGTGCAAGCTCGTATGGTAAAAAGTACGCGCTTGGTAATTTATTCTTAATCGATGATACGCAGGATAGTGATGCGACTAACAGTCACGGCAAAACGTCTAATAAAGCTTTTTTGAAAGCTGGAACAGACTCGTTTACTAAAGCTGTTGACTATGTTAAGGCAGGTGGGAAAGTTGACGCGATTAAGAAGAAGTACTCTATGTCAAGTGAGATAGAGTCACAACTTAAATCTATTTAAGATGAATAAACAGGCGATTGAAAAGCTTCGTAACGACGAGCTTTACTACGGAGATTATGGAAAGAAGTTCCTAAGTAACAGTGACATCGGTACGTTGTTTAACAATCCTCTAGCACTTGGACAACCAAGTACTGAAACTTCTGCTTTTTTAGTAGGTAAGTATTTTCATACTGCAATACTTGAGCCAGACAAATTGAAAAGCTTTAAGATTATAAAGTCATCGACTCGTAATACTAAAGTTTATAAAGAGATGTCAGGCGGAGAGCTATGCCTACTAGAAAAAGAAGTTGATATGATCGAGGCTATGACGGCAAAGATTATGGACAATGAAGTATGTAGAAACTTAATACTAGGTTCAGATGGTAGCAATAACGTGGAGTATGAAGAACCAGGTATTGTCGAATTATATGGCAATAAATGGAAGGGTAAGGCTGATATTGTTAACCATGATGAAAAAGTTGTAGTTGATTTGAAAACAACGGCTGATATAAATAAATTTACGTCTAGTGCATATCGTTATAATTACGATTCACAAGCGTTTATATATCAAAAGCTATTTGGATATGACTTCGTTTTCATAGTAATCGATAAGAGCACAAAGCAAATAGGAATATTTGACTGCTCAGATGAATTCTTACAGCGTGGGGATTTGAAGGTAGAGAGGGCTAGCGGAATTTATGATTTATTTTTTAAGACTAAGGATTTCGATCCTAAGCAATATTTTATAACCAAAACACTTTAATTTAATATTATGGCAAGAACCAGAAAAAGAACATGCGACGTAACAGGCATGACAACAAGCGTAAATAATTTTTACACAAACCAAAGCCACGTGAAAGCCGTGGACAATTTAAGAAGACTAACTGGTGCAAGTAAAGACCAGATGTCTAGAATGTTTAACCAAATATCAACCTACTAATATGGCTGGTATTATAAAAACAAGTATCAACCTTACACTTATTCCTAAGGATAAGATTATCACGGGTAAAAAAGGTAAATATTTACCCATATCTATCAGTGTTAATGATGAACCTGATCAGTTTGGTAACAACGGTCCTGTGATCGTTGATCAGACTAAGGAAGAAAGAGAGGCCAAAGCTCCTAAGGTTTACCTAGGTAATTCAAAGGTAGTTTGGACAAACGGTACTTTTCCTGAGCCGGTTAAAGCACAAGGTGCTTCACAACCTGCTCCACAAGCAGTTGCAGATAAACATGATGATATACCATTTTAATATATGAAAGTAAACGAGACAGAGATTAACGGATTTACGATTGATAACTTCAATCAACACAAGCTGGATGTGGGTAAACCACAAGGCACGTGTCCTTTATGTTCTCATGATCGCAAACCCAAGAATAGAAAGCTTAAATGTGCTAGCTATGATTGGGAGCGAGGTCTCGGTACTTGTCACAACTGCAACGAAACATTTCAACTACACACATATGAGAGAAAAGGAGGTGCTGCCAAGGAATATGTAAAACCGGAGTTTAACGATACTACTAATAAACCTCCGGGTAGTAAAATGTTGAGGTGGTTTGAATCAAGAGGAATATCTCAGGATACATTAGATACGTTTGACGTATCTGAGGGTCCTGAGTATATGCCTCAAACTAATCAGATCGAAAACGCTATTAAGTTTAATTACCGCATGGGCGGTGAGCTCGTTAATGTTAAATACCGTGATGGTAGAAAAAACTTTAAATTATATAAAGGAGCAGAAAAGATATTTTATAACGTAGATAGTGTTGTTGGATATGATTGGTGTGTTATAACTGAGGGTGAGATAGATGCATTATCTTTACATGAAGCTGGCGTCAAGTCAGTTGTGTCAGTTCCTAACGGAGCTACATTAAACAGTAACAACTTAGATTATCTTGATAATTGTATAGATTATTTTGAAGATAAAACTAAAATTGTTTTAGCTATAGACAATGACGAAGCAGGTCAGGCGTTACAACAAGAGCTTATACGTAGGCTCGGCGCTGAAATCTGTCACGTTATAGATCTAAAAGACTGTAAAGATGCTAATGAATATCTCGTTAAATATGGTAAGGAAGATCTTGCAAATATAATAGCGATCGCACAACCTGTGCCACTTGAAGGTGTTTCAACTTTGAAAGACTTTGAAGAGGAACTAAAAGACTTTGTCAAACATGGTTTTAAACCTGGATATCAAATAGGTTTAGATAACTTTGATAAAGTATTTAGTACATATACAGGTCAATTTATAACTGTAACAGGTATACCGTCGTCAGGTAAGTCTGACTTTGTAGACCAAATGGTTGTTGGATATAACCAAAAGTACAGCTGGAAAACAGCATACGCTTCCCCGGAAAACCAACCAACCTTTTTACACGCACATAAATTAATGCGTAAGTTTTGGCAGGATCTGCCATTACCCTCTGATATTGATAATAAGACTTGGAAACATGTGTCATCACATGTAGACGATAACTTCTTTTTTATTGATATGGACAAGTATGACCTCAAGTCAGTACTTAAAAAAGGTGCTGAGCTTGTTAAACGTAAAGGTATTAAATGCTTAGTCATTGATCCTTTTAATAAAGTTAGAAATACTGATTGTAAATCTGATGATGTTAATAAATATACATTAGATTATCTAACTGAAATAGAAGTCTTTGCTAAGAAATATGATGTATTAGTTATTATAGTAGCACACCCTACTAAGATGTATAGAACACAAGATGGTAAAATTGAAGAGCCAACTATGTATAACATCAAAGGTGGTGGTGAGTGGTATGATGCAAGTTATCACGGCTTGTTAGTACACAGAGACTATGAGGCTAAGAACACAAAAGTAAAAGTATTAAAAGTTAAATTCCAAAACTTAGGTGAAAACGGTGCTGAAGCATTTTTTAAATGGGAGCCAAAGTCAGGTTGTTATATACCTGATGAGAAACCAGTTGAGGAAGAATTACCATGGAGCTAATGAAAAGATTTTATAACGCAAATCACGCATTTAATTATTATCACGATTTGATAATTAGAAAGGGTATAGATTTTGATAATACAAAAGCTATATTTAACTGTGGGTTTTATATAGAAAACCCATTAGATAACCACATAGTAAATGAAGAACGTGGTTGGAAATATGAATATGCAGATGCCGAATGGCAATGGTATTTATCAGGCGATCAGAACATAGATAAACTAGGTGAGATCTACGGTAAAGTACCTCCTATATGGGAGCGTATGGCGGATGATAATGGTAACGTAAATAGTAATTATGGTTATCAGTGGAAACGTAATGGACAATTAAATTATATTGTTAATAAATTGCGAGATAAACCTGATACACGCCACGCTGCTATATCAATTTACGACGGCAAAGAAGCTAGTAGTAAATATATGTATGATACACCGTGTACTTATGCGGTTCAGTTTACAATAATAAATGATAAACTATGTATGTCTGTGTACATGCGATCTAATGATCTCTGGTACGGCTTTTGTAACGATCAATACTGTTTCAGTATGTTGCAAAAGAAAGTCTCAGAGGATGTAAATAAGGAGGTCGGATGGTATTATCATCATGCACATAACATGCATTTATATAATGACAAATTATGATATACTACATTTATCACATACCAGGTAAAAAGATTGGTGTGACGTGTGATCTTAATAACCGGGTCACTGCACAACAAGGTTATGCACCTGACGAATACGAAATACTAGAAACACATAAAGATATAGATGTTGTTTCTAATAGAGAATTAGAATTACAAAAAGAATATGGTTACAAGGTTGACCATAGACTTTATAAAACTTTAAACCCCAAAACCAAAATGAAAATAAACGTAACAGAACAAACTACTACGTTTCCAGTACCTATCGATAGACTAAAAGGTAGATTACACGATGTTATCGGTATGGAGTGGGAAACAGATCACGGTCGATTTAAAATAGACAGTGATACAATACAATGGATAATGAAAAACGTTAAAACTTCTATGTATAATCCTAACAGATCTTACATATATAACAAAGCGTTTTCAGTATTTGCTAGTAAACCTAGTGTTAAATGCTCTAAAAAACCTCTTAAGATGTTTGAAAGTATTAGATCTTGGGCTGAAGAGAGAGGTATATACGCTGAAGGCGATTCAAAAACTCAATTAATCAAACTACAAGAAGAAATGGGTGAGCTAGCTAAAGCTACATTAGAAAACGATAAGCCAGAAGTTATAGATGCTATTGGTGATATGGTTGTAGTATTAACTAACTTAGCACATTTAAATGGTGTACACATTGAAACGTGTATAGCAGAAGCATATAATGTTATTGCTAAGAGAAAAGGCAAAATGATTAACGGTACATTTGTAAAAGATGAAGGTTAATACTAAAGATCAAATAGTTCTTGACGTCATCAAGAAGATGGATGAAAGAAGTTTAGTTGGCCAAAAAAAGTATGGCCAAACGATGACCAGTGAGGTCGAACAAGGCATGAAAGATCTTAATGATTTTTTAGATGATACTCAAGAAGAGATAATGGATGCATTGTTATATATACAAGCTGCTAAGAAATGTTTAGGAGATAAAATAATATATAGTTATCCAGATGAGGAGGAAAATTAGAAGAAAAAAACGAGGTCCTGTCGTCAGTAAAAAAGTTACTGTTGATGGGATTAAGTTTGCTAGTGGACTTGAAGCCTATATGTATAGAGCTTTAAAGAAAGCTAAGATAAAAGCTCAGTACGAGAAACGTTCGTTTGAATTACAACCTTCATTTGAATTAAAAAATTCATCATATGAAAGGCAATCAAACGGTAAAGGTGATATGATTAATAGAGGAAACAAAAAGGTTTTATCTATAAATTATACACCAGATTTTGAAGGCACGAATTTTATTATTGAATGTAAGGGTAGAGCTAATGAATCATTTCCACTACGTTGGAAGTTATTCAAAAAAGTTATAGCTGATAACTACCCTAAAGTGAGGTTATTTAAACCTCAAAAACAAAACGAGTGCGATGAAGTTGTTAAATTAATAAAACATGGCTAGAACATTAAACTTACAAGCGTATAGGTTTAAACCTAAAAAGAAAAGACCAGGTATTCACTCTAAAAATAGGAATACAAAAAATATAAACGGTAAGTATTATAGTGGGTCTAGCTACAGAGGACAAGGAAGATGAAATTAATTAGTTGGGAATTAAGCTTTGGAATTTATCCAGGGTTTTTAGCAGGATACAGGCAGTACATTGATAACGATAATTTAAAAGTTGATCACGTGTTGTATGTATTCTTATTTGATATTTGTTTATCTTTATACTACGAATAATTATGGGACTATTTGATAAAAGAATTGCATATAAACCTTTTGAGTATCCAGAATACTATACAGAAGGTTGGTTACCACAAGCGCAAGCGTTTTGGTTACACACAGAAATACCTATGTCAGGTGATGTGAAAGACTGGAACGAAAAACTTACTAAAGAAGAAAAGCATTTAGTTGGTAACATATTATTAGGGTTTGCTCAAACTGAGTGTGCCGTGTCAGATTACTGGACACAGAAAGTTGTTGGTTGGTTTCCTAAACATGAGATACAACAGATGTCTATGATGTTTGGAAGTCAAGAAACAATACACGCAGTAGCATATTCCTATTTAAACGAAACGCTAGGTCTTGAAGACTTTGAAGCGTTTTTACACGAACCTGCTACAGCAGAAAGGTTCGATAACTTAGTTAGTTATGATGGTACAGATCCAATAGAGATAGGTAAATCTTTAGCAGTGTTTAGTGCATTTGCTGAAGGTGTAAGCTTATACTCTGCGTTTGCGGTACTATATAGCTTTCAACTAAGAAACTTGTTAAAAGGTGTCGGTCAACAAATGAAGTGGTCTGTTAGAGATGAATCGCTTCATAGTAAAATGGGTTGCAAGTTGTTTAATCACATGTGTGAAGAAAAACCACTATTGCGTAAAGCTTGTAAACCTCATGTTCATGATGCAGCTATGACAATGCTAGAATTAGAAGAAAAATATATAGACAAGATGTTTGAGAAGGGTGATCTGGAAAACTTAACTGCTTATGATTTAAAACAATTTATAAGAAGAAGAACAAATGAGAAACTTAAGGAACTCGGATATGAAGAGCTCTTCGACTACGACAAAAAAGCCGCGAAAAACCTGGATTGGTTTTATCATCTTACTGGCGGGCATACTCATACCGACTTTTTTGCTATTAGGCCAACAGACTACAGCAAAGCGAACGAAGGCGAAGATTTCGAAGATATTTGGTAGGTAATATATGTGGAGTAACAGATGGATAAAAGGTCAGGACTACCCAGAGTGGGCAGACGCTGATGTGTATAAAAAAACAATAACTGGTGGTTATCTTTATAACGGAGAGACACCTAAAGAAGCTTACAAACGTGTAGCTAAAACAGCTGCAATGCGACTTAAAAAGCCTGAGCTTGAAGAAAAATTCTTTGAGTATATATGGAATGGTTGGTTATGTTTAGCTTCGCCAGTTTTATCAAACCTAGGTACAGAGAGAGGTTTACCTATCTCTTGCTTTGGTATTGATGTAGCTGATAGTATACAAGACATAGGACAAAAAAACCTAGAGATGATGCTATTAGCTAAACACGGTGGTGGCGTAGGTATAGGTATAAATCAAATTAGACCAGCTGGATCAGAGATTACAATGAACGGTACATCGGATGGTGTTGTACCTTTCTGTAAGATATATGATTCAACTATACTTGCTACAAACCAAGGTGCTGTAAGAAGAGGTGCAGCATCAGTTAATTTAAATATAGAACATAAAGACTGGGAAGACTGGTTAGAGATAAGAGAGCCAAAGGGTGACGTTAATAGACAATCACTTAACTTACATCAATGCACTGTTATTGGTGATAAGTTCATGAGAAAGCTTGCTGCTGGTGATAAGGTTGCAAGAAGAAAGTGGGGTAAGCTATTACAAAAACGTAAAGCAACTGGTGAGCCTTATATAATGTTCAAGGGTAATGTTAATAAACAAAACCCTAGTATGTATAAAGATAATGCTTTGAAAGTTTATATGACTAACATATGTTCTGAAATAGTATTACATACAGATGAGAACCATAGCTTTGTATGTTGTTTATCTAGTTTAAACCTAGCTAAATATCATGAGTGGAAAGATACAAATCTAATATACGATAGTATATGGTTTTTAGATGGCGTACTAGAAGAGTTTATACAGAAGGCTAAGAACAGAAGAGGCTTTGAAAACGCTGTAAGGTTTGCTGAGAAAAGCAGAGCTTTAGGCTTAGGTGTTTTAGGTTGGCATACTTATTTACAACAATTAGGTTTTCCTTTCGAAGGATTATTAGCACAATATGAAACAAGAAGGATTTTTAGTCAGATTAAAATTGAAAGTGAAAGGGCTAGCATGGCGCTTGCAGAGACGTATGGTGAGCCGCTATGGTGCGTGGGTTCCGGATTCCGTAATACTCACCTTCGTGCTATTGCACCTACCGTTTCTAACTCAAAGCTTGCTGGCAATATTAGCCCAGGAATCGAGCCGTGGGCTGCTAATGTATTTACGGATCAAAGCGCGAAGGGCACGTTTATCCGTAAGAATCCGACTCTTGTCGAAGAATTCAAGAAACACAACTTGAATAATGACAAGGTATGGGATCAGGTATTAGCTGATGGTGGATCTGTGCAAGGTATAAAGGCATTAGATAAGATTACTGTAGGTGAACACGATGTACCTATAAAAGATGTTTACAAAACATTTAAAGAGATAAATCAACTAGAGCTTGTTAATCAAGCTGGCATACGTCAGCAATATATAGATCAAGCTGTTAGTTTAAATTTAGCATTTCCTTCTGAGGTAGATCCTAAGTGGTTAAACAAAACACATTTAGAAGCTTGGAAAAGAGGAATAAAAACATTGTATTATATGAGAACCGAGTCTGTGCTTAGAGGTGATATAGCCAAACAAGCAATGGACCCTAACTGTTTAAGTTGTGATGGATAATTTAATGAAAGAGTTACTAGATCCTGTTGATCCTAAAGTATTTTTTAAAGAGTACTGGGGTAAAAAGCATTTAGTATTAAGAAGAAATAAATTTAAAAACCTGTTTAATTGGAATGACTTTGAGCAGTATGTGAACGAGTTTCCTAAAATACCTAACCTACAAATAATAGGTTGGGATGATAAACATGAGAAGTGGTGTCTTGATAAGGTTAAAAAAGGTAAATTAAAATTACCTATGCTAACTAAAACACAAGTACACAAAGCATGGACAGATGGTAAGTCATTTGTAATACCATTTGCTGAATATAGAAAAGAAGTACTTATGAATGTTTGTAAAACATTTGAAAGGTATTTTGCAAAAGGTCAGGTTAATGTATACGCATCGCCTGGTAAAGGATCTAAAAGTTTTCCAGCGCACGCTGATAATACAGAAAACTTTTTATTTCATACTCAAGGTAGAGTTAAATGGAGAATATTTAAAGAGTTTGCACCAGATAAACCTAAAGAAATACTTGAAGAGTTTATATTAGAAGCAGGTGATTTATTATATATACCACAGTTTCAATATCATGAGGTTATACCTATTGGCGCTAGAATATTATGTAGTATTCATTTTCCAAACAAACCAAAGCAGTCATTAAAGAATTTTCAAATATCAAAAAATTCTAAACGTGAGCCATGGTATAAATGGCAACCAGAAAAGTATGATGCTGATGGTTATAGAAATAATGAAGACTTTCCATACAAATGGAAACATTCTAGAAAATGGTAACATGAAACAAGAAGAAAGAAAAAATCATCAAGTACACGATGCAGACACTTTTCTTGAATATAGAAGAAAACAAGAACAAGTACATTTAAATAGAATAAAAGGTAGTACTAATCCGTTAGATGCTATACTTACTATTGAACTTAATACAACTGAGTTGTGTAATAGAAAATGTATATTTTGTCCAAGGTTTGCGGCTGATGTTTATCCTAATAGGAATTTAAACATGAGTGTTGAAGTTGCTGAAAAAATAGCTAAGCATTTAGCTGATGCTAATTATACAGGTAGAATATCTTTTAGTGGATACAGTGAAGGACTATTAAATAAAAGCTTTGCTGATATAGTTTTTACTTTTAGAAAACATTTAAAAGATAATCTACTAGAGTGTAACACAAATGGTGATGTGTTAGGTACGAGAGTAAATCCTCAGGACCTATATAACTCAGGCTTAGATATGTTGTATATAAATATGTATGATGGACCAGATCAAGCCGATCACTTTCTTAAAATAATGGAAGAGGCTGGTGTATCAAAACGTAAGTTTAGTTTGCGAGCTCATTATAATTTAAAAGATTATGGTTTAAAGCTTAATAATAGAAGTGGTGTAATAGACTGGATAGGTTTTGAAGATCACGATATTGAAGAGTTGAAAGGTAAACCATGTCATTATCCATTTTATAAAATGTTTGTTGACTGGAATGGCGATGTATTGTTTTGCTCAAACGATTGGGGTAAAGAAAGAAAGATAGGTAATATAGCTAAACAAACTTTAGAAGAGGTTTGGATGGCTGATGATATGAAAGAGATAAGACAAAGATTAAAGCACGGTGATAGATCACAGAGCCCATGTGATAAATGCTCTGTTAAAGGTGATTTATTTGGTAAGCCTAGTTTTGATCTTATAAATAAACATTATGAAAGTAGCGATAACGGGAACAACTAGAGGCTTAGGTAAAGCAATACAAAATGAGTTGTGTGGCAAGTGGGTACCAGTAGGTTTTAATAGGCCTAAGTATGATATATGCTGTCCTAAATGTATAAATGCATTAACTGAAGAATTAAAAAACCCTGAGTATAGAGTTTTTATAAACAACGCTCATGAAACATTTTGTCAGACAGAAGTGTTAGCGGCTGTGTTTAACTTATGGGCTAATGACTCAAGTAAAGTTATTGTAAATATAAATAGTAGAGCAAAGTATCCTAACCTATCAAAGGGTCTTATGTATTCGGCTTCTAAAGCTTCGTTATCACATTTATCAGATAGTTTAAAATTTACTACACCTAAAAAATGTAAGATAGTAGATGTTAACTTAGGTTTACTTGAATCAGATTTACCCAGTTTAACATATAAAGAAGCGGCACATACTATAGTATGGGTAATTCAAAACGCTACTCAAAGAAGAAAATTAGAAATAGGCTCAATAGATTTGTATCACAATGAGTCTTATGTAGAAGTACAAAAACAAAAACAAATAAAATTAAATGAAAGCAGGAAAAATATGGGGAAAAACTGAAAAGATCCACGCTAATGGAGTTTTTGAGTTTCACCGAATAGAATTTAATAAAGGATTTAAATGCTCAGAACACGAGCATGAATTTAAATGGAACGGATTTTATGTAGAGTCCGGTAAAATGTTAATCAGAGTCTGGCAAGATGATCAAAATCTTTTAGATGAGACAATATTAGAAGCAGGTGATTTTACTATGGTTAAACCTGGTAAATATCATCAGTTTGAAGGTATTGAAGATGGTGTAGCTTTTGAGTTATACTGGGCTGAGTTTAACCACGATGATATAAAAAGAAGAACATCAGGTAAGAGAGCATGAAAGATATAGTATTTGTAATACCAGCTAGACTAGAGAGTACTAGGCTAAAACATAAAATGCTTATGATGTTTGATGATGAGCCACTAATACGTATAGTATTTGATAAAGTACGTACTATGGGTTATGATACATTTGTTATAACTGATAGTCCTAAAATAGCAGAAGTTATACCTAGCAACAATGTTATCATGTCTCATGAGGCAGAAAATGGGACAGCTAGAATAGCTCAAGCTCATGAATTTTTAAACCAGTATCAAACTATAATCAATATACAGGGTGACATGATAGATATAACACATAAAACTGTAAAGCCTTTTATTGATAGAGCTAAAAATAATTTTGTAGTATACACAGCTTACACAAAAGGTTACGAGCCAAACGGTGTTAAGGTTGTACATCAAGCAGGTAAAGCTATGTGGTTTACTAGATCTGATATTGGTTATGGTGATAGACACCTTGGTATATATATGTATAGACCATACGCTTTACAGTGTTATGACTTATTAGATGATGAATATCCACAAGAAAACTTAGAACAAAATAGATATTTAGGTTTATATGATATTAAAGTATGTGAGGTTAAATATGAAGGTAGAGAAATAAATACACAAGAAGATGTTAATGGATAAGTTTATAATATCAGGACCATGTGTTATAGAAAGCGAGTACACATGCATGAAAATAGCAGAGAAAGTAAAAGAACTTACAGCTAAGTATGGTTTTGATTACATATTTAAAGCTTCATTTGATAAAGCAAACAGAACTTCTGTAGACTCATACAGAGGACCAGGTTTACAAGAGGGATTAGAAATACTAGCTAAAGTTAAAAAAGAGTTTGATGTTCAAATAACAACAGACATACACGAACCTATACAAGCTATACAAGTTAAAGATGTTGTTGATGTTATACAAATACCTGCTTTTTTATGTAGACAAACAGATCTTTTACTTGCAGCCGGCAGAACAGGTAAGACCGTAAATATAAAGAAGGCACAGTTTATGAGTGGTAACAACATGGAGCACCCAATTAAAAAAGTGCAATCCACGTGTAATAATAATATAATGGTAACTGAGCGTGGAACTATGTTTGGTTTAGGTAACTTAGTTGTAGATTTCCGACAGATACTAGATATGAAAAAATTTAACGTACCTATAGTTATGGACGTTACTCATTCAACTCAAAAGCCTAGCGCTCTTGGCAATAAAAGTGGTGGTGATAGAAAGTATGCACCATACATAGCTAAGTTAGCACAAGCAGTTGATGTTGATGGTTACTTCTTTGAAGTACACCCTGACCCAGACAACGCTTTAAGCGATGGTCCTAACATGGTACCGTTAAATAATTTTGAAACAATATTAAAATTTATAGCATGAGAATATTTATAGGAAGTGATTCACGTCATCCGCAAGCTACAAAAGTAGTTAGAAAGTCTATACTAGACAACGGTGATCACGAGGTTATGTCTTTAGTAAAAGCGCAGCTAATTAAGCGTGGTATTTATGGTAGAAAAGATGTGCCTAATGAATCAACAGAATTTTCTTTTACAAGGTTTTATACACCTTTGTGTAACAACTGGAATGGCATAGCCATCTTCTGTGATAATGACTTCGTTTGGAAGTGTGATCCTGAAGAGATTGTGCAGTACTTAGGAGATAAAACAGTAGCGGTTGTAAAACATAAAATTGATGATGTTAAAGGAACAAAGATGGATGGAGTTAAAAACAAAATGTACCCAAAGAAATGTTGGAGTTCATTAATGGTATTTAACTGTGAGAAATTAAAAGGTATATTAACTAAAGAATATTTAGACAATGCTACACCACAGCAATTACATCAGTTTGAGTGGGTAGATGATAGTGAGATAGCTGAGATACCCGTTAAATATAATCACTTAGTAGGTTATTACGAAAAAAATGATGACATAAAAGCGATACATTATACTAACGGTGGGCCTTGGTTTGATAAGTATAAGGATGGAGAGTTATCAGAAGAGTGGTGGAGCGTATACAACAGCTTGTAAAAAATAAATCAGTAATACTTGTTGGCAACTCTGTAGAGTTAATGCATCATGATTATGGCAAGTTCATAGATAGCCATGATATTGTTGTACGCTTTGGTAGAGCTGTTGATAGTATAGCTGATGATAAAGGAAAACAATTAGGTAGTAAAACAAACATATGGGTGACTGGTCAGTTCAGAGCTCCTATATGGAAGAGGCGTAATAAAGAATTTACAAAAGGTAAATTTAAAGATGTTGAAATATTACTTAATAGATGTCGTGGTAATTTTTTACTCAAAGACTGGGTATTAGAAGATCATCTACCAAAGGGTATGCCTTATACTCAGATGTGGTCAGACGCAGAACTAGAATCACTCTGGAACGGTTTTGGCAATTCAATGTACAGCTTACAACTCAGGCCTTCAGCTGGGTTTTTAACAATACTATATTTTATTAGGGAAATTAGTACTCAAAAGAAATTGAGTATTATTGGATATGACTTCTTTCATAAGAGCGTAAAGAAGAATACATATATGGCTAAGAACGTAAAAGACGGTAATGGTGAATGTGATCCTCACAGCTGGCATTTACCTCTTTATACTACAAGGCATTCAGCGCATGATCGTAATTTAGAAAATCAATATGTGAGTAAGTTAGAACGTGATGGTTTGCTTGAGTGGCACGCGTTAAGTGATATGAAAAGAAATAAAGTTAAATATACTGGTTGGATGAAGGGTCAGAAGATAATAAGAAGTGTGGCTAGAAAAACGGCTGTGTCAAAAATCTAGCTATAACCTCAGCTATAACCTCAATAATTAATAATATAACAATTGGTAGTATATATTCCCACCAGTCATATTTACCGTTTTCATTTAAATCAAAAAAATTAAATTTCATTTTGCTCCGCAAGGCTTGCCGTTGGCTATGTTAACCCAATTTTCTTTTTGAAACCAGTCACGTAATGTAGCACCTTTTTTTCTAGCACCTTTAACATTAGACTTACTGGATCTTTTATATTTACCTTGAGCTGCAGCAGATCTCTTGGCACTAATTACTTTTTGCCTCTGCTCTTTACTCATACTTTTGTATTTCTTATATGGTAAACAAACTTTCTTTGTTCCACCACCCTTTACTTTACTTTTTGGCATTATACCTTATCTTTAATGTGGTTATACATTGCATCACCTATTTCCTCTCCAAACGTTGAGTCTGATTTATAGTGTGCTTTAGCTACATTTCTGCTATATGAAATATCTTTACCAGCCTGTATGAAGTCCTTTGCTGCATTAGGATGTTTATCTGCTAATAATTTACCTATCATAACACCTTGTGCTGAGTGACCTGATGGGTATGAAGGTGTCTTCATGCTGTTAAGCTCATATTGCTTTAAATCAATATCAATTTCTTCTGCAACTCTTTTAGGCCTAGGTCTTTTATAAAACCTTTTTAGTTCTAATATAGGCTTTGAACTTTGTTCTATTAAAGAATCAACTAATTTCTTATCGTGCGATACTTTATTTTTTTTAGCAACATTACTAAATGTACCTGCTATATCGTCTTTATCATCAACAAATTTTTTATTCATTGGTATCTTTGATATTTCTTTTACCTCATTGTAAGTACCAAGTGATTTATTTGCAGGTGGTTTTTTACCTTTAAACTTATCAACATCAAAGTCTTTAAATAAATCTTTCATTTTTTTACACAATTGGGTACACGTCTGCCACCCTTCTTTTTGAAGCCAACTTGTTTATAACCAGTCCAACATTTAGGTTTTTTCTTATAATCTTTTTTCATTACTTCTTCTTTTTACCTCCACCAAATCTACCTGGACCACCAGCTTTAGTACATCTCACACCCCATCCTGAAGCGTAAGCGCTAGGCCATACTTTAAATTTCTTTTTTGCTGCAGCTTTACATGCCGGACTAATTTTACCCATAATTATTTGTTTTTATAAGGAAACATTATATTCAAAGCTTCACGTCTACCTTCGCATCCGCAGGGTATATTTAAACCATCTGATACTCTATCTACTACAGACTTAATACCAGTTTTACTTGTGAAGTTATGTATACTATCTCCTAATCCTCTTGATTTCATTTCTTTATTGCCAAGGTAACATAGTCATACCTATTTTATTTAATAAGTATTCTATAAGTATAAACCCAATGCCACCGATTACTACTTGATAAAACCACCATTTCCAGCCTGTTAAAGATAAAGCCCACTTGCGTATCGGTGATTTCATAGCAAGATTATATAAATATTTTTTTAACATTTCCATCTGCGTCTAGCGGCTTTACCTCTTTCACCTGTCCAACCTTTTGATCTAGCGCAAAATGATTTTCTACGTTTAGCAGCTTTACTACCAGGCTTTACTTTACCGGTTACAGCTGTTTTTAATTTACTACCAGGATTTTTCTTTTTGTATTCTCTAACGCCTTTAGCTGTCATGCCAGCTCCTTCTTTAGTTGATCTAAAGTTACGTCCCTTTCCCTTTGTAGTTTTTCTTATTGCCATTTAATTATTTTTTTTACCGCCACCTGTTGATGTGACTGGATTTACAGCAACTGGGTTACCTCCACCGCCTGTTGTGTTACCACCATAGCTTTGTGATCCACCAGCGTTACCCACTGTGATAGGTGCGTTATTATTATTATTTGGGTTTGGTATTACATAACCATATGTGCCATTTGCTTTACCATGATATCTCCACCTGCTATCGTGATATCTGTAATCATACCTATAATCATTATATGGATTATAATATCTATTATCTTGCCATCTAACAAAGTCGTAACCAACAACATTATAAGTTTGTTGTGGTCTTATTTGATCTATTTTTATCTTAACGGTGTCACCCATTTTAGTTAAAGCAAGTACATGTGTGACCATTACTTGATTATGATCTATCCCTCGGTATAACATAGGTGAACAGCTTGATAGCGCGCCTGCTAATAAAACACCCACAAGTGCTCCTATTGTTATTAATCTCCCTAAGTTTCTTTGTTTTTCTGTCATGTCCAAATTTTATAAATGTAATGTAATACTAAAATAGCTACAAGCAAAGCGCATTGTAGAAAAAATATAATTCCAACCACCTTGTCTTCAGGCTTTACGTTGTTCCATTTAATCAAGCTGCGTAATTTGCGTATTGAGTTTTACCGTCTTTTCTAAATGCTACTAGGCATCTGTTTCTATTTTCACCCGGGTTAACGTAGCTTACGTGTACCCAGTCAGGATTTTTGTGGTCACCAAACTCCCAAATCATCTGATCAAATTGTAAATTATCTTTTATAAAGTTAAACATCTCAGCGTTTGTCTTATGCCCATACACATCATCTATGTCAACCGCTTGACCATTACAATGTTGTGACTTGCTGCTACCGCCGATAGCTTTATTTAATTCTGGTCCACGATAAAATGAATTTATCCTGACAGGACCACCAACCCACTCTCTGAGTGGTTCAAATACTTTTACAGCTAACATCTTCATATTGTTAAGATGTTCTTCAGTTGGATTGTTTTCTAAGCCAAGGCGTTTTGCTGTTATGCTGTACTTACCTTCGCGCATACTAACGTGCTTGCTAATCATTTAATTATCTTTTATACACTTTGTTTTCTAAGTCGCTAACTTTTTCTTCAAGTTTTTCTATTTCTTTTTCCAAGTACGTAACTTTTTGTTTCAATAATAAACCGTCAGATGTTTCTTTTACTTCATATGTAGGTAGTTCTTTAGCTAGTTCTATTTCTTGCTTAAGGTTGTTATAACCCATAGTACCAGAGATAATAAAGCCTATAACTATCGCAATACTTTTTACGTCGATCTTGAAGTCTGGCTTTTTATCGCCATCTATATCTATACCAATTGTTTTATCGCCTAGTTCTTCGATTTGTTTCATTATGAAAGGGATTTAGTTGTTGTGTTTTGTGCTGCCATTATTTATTATTACTTGTTTTCAATATTCTTTACCTGTTTTTTCTACCTGTTCTACCCTTTCTACCGCCTCTACCTTTTGGCTTTTTCGTTGTCTTTTCACTTAAATCTAATATATCTAAAACAGTTGGAGGTTTGGCCAGACCAAAGTCATATGTTGACCATCCTAAGCTCATTAGTATTCTTTCGTATGATTTGTATCCCTGATCGTGTAAATCAACACCAGCTTCTATTTGTCTTATTAACCTTTCTATTCTATCAGTTGGTAGACCATAAATAAATGAAGGTGTTTCAATTAATAAATCTTTATAATTACCTTTACCTATAGCATTAATTATCTTAGCTGCTTTTCTAAATTTAGTAGATATTGTAGGTGATATTTCTAATACTTTAACATCTAAATTTCGCCTGTTACCTCTTGCTATTTCAATACCTATATTTTTAACTACTGATAGTATACCACCAACTATACCACTACCTCTTAATATAGAATCTAGCGCTGCGTTTAAGTAATCTATCTTTTGTTTTTCTTCAACTTCTTCACCTTCACCTAAAGCAAACATAAGTATTATAGCTTTTTGTAAACCGGCAAACAATAAGTTTTGATAAGCCATAAACTGAAACATTTGCCAAGCTTGTTCTAACCTACTATCACGTAAAGATTTAAATGTACCATCTGCGTTTTTAACTCTTCTACCATTTTTAAAGTCATTAAGTGCTTTCTTACCTAACCTTGTGTACTGCATTGTAACGTTTTGAAACGTTAAGAATATTCTACCCATAACACTAGCTTGTTGCATAGATATTAAATCAGCTCTTGCGGACTGCTGTGAGGCTTCAGCTTTTTCTCTAAAGTCTCTCATAGCTGTTCTCTCTGCTTGTACCTGATCCATACCCTTACTAACATAATCATTAATAAGGTTTCTATAATAAGCCGCACCACCAAATGCTATAGCTAAACTATCCATAAACCTAGTAGGCGCATAACCTTTATTTTGTAATATGCTAGCTAAACGTAAGAATGGATCTTTTTCAGATGCTACAGTACGCTGTATCTCTTCTTGCACAATATCTATTTTACCTCTGCCTCTTCTGTTTCTTAAAAACTCTGAGTTCCATAGTGCTGTAAAATCAGCAACCCATTGTTTTCTATCCATAACTCTAGCTAGCGTATTAAATAAGTTATTAGGTCCAGTAACCTCTATAAAGTTTGTTGCTGATATAGACTGTAACAACGCTGATCTTATATTCACAAACATTATATTACCTGTAGCAAAGTTTAACCACTTAATCCAAGGGTTATTTATTTGACTAGCGTTCCTGTTAACACCTTCTTCCATCCTAAAGAATATATCTTCTAATGCCTCTCTAAACTGAGTGCCATATATAGCTTGAATCTTATTCATCATCTCAGGTGTAAACACATTGTATCTATTGTCAATGAATTCTTGATGTATACTTGGTCGTATAAATTTAAACACAAATTCTACATCAGAGTTTATATCTTGTTGTTTCCAGTATTGTGTTGGTGGTGGATACAATTCAAATAAAGGTACTAACGCGGGTTTTATGTTATCGTTTAATAATTCAAAAACATTATCAGCATAGTTCTTTAGTTGCTGATCTTTCATTACATAATCTAATAACTTATCAAACTGTTCTGTTGTTACACCAGGTATATCATGTCCTGCTCTCCACCATAAATATATTCTAGCAGCATCCATACGTGTAAACTCTGGCATAGCATCTTTGTATAAATCTTGTACAAAGTCTTTACCGTACATTTTCTTTAGATTAACCATGCCATCTCTAATGGCTAACTTAATTCTATCAAGTGCACGTTCTGCTCTAGCATAAGGCCTTAGTATAGTTTCCTCAAACCACACTTTATCAGACTCACCTTTTCTACCTTTACCAGCTATGTGATTGTCCCATAACCCTTTTAAATCTTCAGCAGACGGTGGAATAAATATTTGATTAATTTTTGATCTAAAGTTAAATAGTTCTTTTAACCAAAAACCAGGTCTACCCTTTTCTCTTGCTTCTGTTTCATCTACAGTTCTACCTGCAACGTCACTATCAGGATTATTTTCGTCTAATATTTTATCTAATGTTTTTTCTGTTGATCCTTCTTTACTAAACTTTTGCCTTGCTTGATATATCTTACCACCAATGTTAAACATATCTATTACATCGGCTACTGCTTTAACATTTTTAATAGCATCATCAGCAAATAATATATCATTATAACCTTCTGCTACCTTGCTAGTTATCCAGTCTGCTTTAGCTTGTGGCGTACCATTTTCTAGTCCAATTATATTTTCTATTTTTAAGTCTAAACCTATACCACTTAAAAACTTTTGTATAGCTGGTGCAGCATCTTGTGGCCTTGCTGTTAACACAAATATATCTGTGTTACCAAACTTATCTTTTAATGCTTGTGCTTTGCCAAAAAAAGGTCCACGTTTACCAGCTTTTACCTTAGTAAATTCACTAAAATCAAAATCTGCTCCTTTAGCTTCTAAGGCTTCAGAACGTGTTGCAAACTCTGTAGCATCTATTTTACCCTTAGTTCCGTTAGGAAGCGTGTAAAGCACCTTAGAAGTAGTTTTAGCTAACGTGTCATCAAAGTCTATAACGCTAGCGCCTTTTTGTTTTGCGTTAGGATCAATTGATTTTTTCATAGCAACAACAAAGTGTTGTGCTGCTTTAGAATCTGATCGTTTTTCAACGCTATTTTTTGCTCTTATGTTTAGCCTTTGTAATGACTTTTTACTAAACACGTCACCAAACACATCACCGTTATTTATATTTTTTACAGGATAAAAATTGTCTTTGCCAAAATTTGCTATAGTATAATATCTATTAGCTAAAGCATTGTCACCAGCTTGATAACCTCTAGCCATTAACGATCCCATAGGTATCTGCTTATCCATAGTCTCTGGTATAATAGCAACTTCATATTTAGACATTAACTTTTTAAGATCTGCTTTTGTCTTTCCTTTGTTTAAGTAATGATCAGCTATGTTTGTTAATATATAACCAGCAGGTATTATATGTTCATATCTTAACGCACCTGTATAATCACCTACAAACTTATATGTGTATGGCGCAGATCTACGCAACATAGTTTGCATGTTGCTATTTAAAGACTGTAATGCTAATATAAAATCTATATCATCGTAGTTATTACCCCTTTGTTTGTTTAAGAAGTCTAGATATTTAAACATAGCAGCTGTTTGCTCGTCGGCTTCAGCTTTGCTTTGATCGTAAGTTATGTTATTTTTTATTACAGCTTTTGACTCTATTGGGTTTAATTTTATTTCAGAATTACCTAAGAATACATCTTGACCTTCGTATGTTATTTCATAACCACCTTCTCGCTTGCCTAACTTATTTACTTTAGTAATTTGCATGCCAAGGTTATCACGTAATAACGTGTTTAGCATCTCGTCTACATTCTGGTAGTTTTGAAATCTTGACCTTGCGCCAACTCTATCTTTGTCAATTATACTAAGTATACCATCAATAATACCAAAAGCTTTGTTTGATATTTGACTTGCTGAAGCTGTGTGACCCTTCATAAACTTTAAAACAAACTTAGCAACTTCTTTAGGGTCGTTGTTAAATTCTTTCATTAAGCTCTTTATAAACTTCTTGTCTGTTTTTCTTGCTGTTTCTACTCTACCATCTTCAAGATGATAAGCATTTAAATCTTTTTCTAAGTTAGCTATTTTATCTACATATTTACCAAACATTAGATCATCACTTACTATATCAGCAAACTCTTGCTGTATAAAATCTTCTAATGTAACAACGCCTGGTTTTATTTTAGATCTTTCTGCTTTTGCTAGCTTTGTAAAGTCACCATACTTAGCGATAACACTACTATATGCTTTTGCCACTTGCAACATTTTTTTATCACCAAACCTTAATAGTTGCCTTACAGCAGCCTCAACATCAACACCTTTTCTTATTAGCTCAACAATTTGATCGTTAACTTCAAATACTTTTATTCTATCAGGCGGAGCTAATGTTTCTACACTATTTTTTATTCTATCACTCTGCCTTACTATTTCAGCTGCTTTAGCTTCGCTTATAACTCTATCAAATAAGCTTTGTGTTTTTGCTAGTCTTTCTGCTATAGGTGAGTTTTTAAAGCTACCTGTTTTTATATAGTTAAGTAAATCATTTTGTAATATCTCTCTTGCTAGTCTTTGTGATAAATTAATAGCTAAACCTTCTTTTTTAGCTTGACTTGGTTTGTTATTAGGTAAGAATATATCTAACAAAGCTTGTGGATTTCTTATAAGATTTCTTATACCTTGCTTATCTTTTCTCATTATCTGTGGACCAGATGTTTTACCCGTGTCAGCTTTACTTTGTCTGTCTATTTTTTTACCTTGCCAGTCCGATATAAACTCACCATTAACAGATTTTTGTACTATCTGTGGTATGTTCTTAGCAGCGTATTCAGTGCTAACTTCATTTAGCATTGTAGCTGTATTATTTTCTATGAAAGATTTTAAGTCTTTTAATAAAGGTGCTATTACTCTCCAGTTACCACCACCTGGGTTTTTAGCTGTAGCTTGAGCAAACCTAGCATTTAACGTT